GTGATTGATGCCGCGCATGCTGAGATATTCGCGTGCCATCTCGAGGAGGCTGAAACCGCGAAACTCGCGGGCGCGTTCCTCGTTTTTGCGCTGCACTTCCTCGCCGGCGCCCGACAGGAAGGTCTTGCCGCCTTCGGTGCGGCGCATGAAGAACTTGGGATCGTGGCGCAGCAGCAACGCGCTCTGCATCTGCCCGAGCTTGGTTTCCTGCTCGTCGGTGCCGCCCATGGTGATTTCGGTGCGGATGACGAAGGGCTTGCCGCTCGCATCCCTCTGGGCCGCCGCGGCCAGCTCCGTCATGATGCTATTGCGGGCATCGTCCACCGTCAGGCCGTCGCCGATCAGCTTGCTGGTGAACGCCTCGGTCATCTTGAAAGGCGCAGCCAGCGCGCGGATATCGTCGACGCGCTTGCGCTCCAGTTTTACCGCTTCCGCCGCTGCCTCATTGCGCGCAGCGGCGAGTTTTGTCTCGTCCATATTTTTCTCTCTTTCCTTTTTCAGGGCTGCCTCTCTGGCTGCCGTGGTGTCCGCGCCGCCGCCGGCGCTCAAAAACTGCGTCGAGAAATCCGCCGGCACGGGGCACGGCGAGATCTCGAACGGCTCCCAATCGGTCGCCGTGAACATTCCCATTTCGTTCGGGTTCGAGTAGGGAGGCGCGCCCTCCTGAGTGGCCTGGGCCTGCGTCTTCTCCCGCTTGTAAATCCAGGTCCCGTGGCTGAGGTTCTGAACGATGCCGGTGGAGGCCTTGCGGAACATCTCCGAGCCTTCCGGGCTGCCCATGTCGAACTTGAGCGTGGCCTTGCCCTTCTGGCCGTCCTTCCAGGCCTTCTTGACCACGCCGACCTGAGCCTTCGTTCCGACCTTGCCGGCGATCAGCGATTTGAAATCGTCACCGCTGAAGTGCGAATCGAAGACCGGCGCGCCGGCGTTGAGCCGCTCCATGCGGCAGCCGTTCATGTCGAGGGTGAGCATGTAAGGATCACCCGTGTCCGGATCGCACCGCGGAACCTGCTGGCCTCCGTACCAGACGCAATCGATGGTGCCGTCCTTCTCATTCGCGGTGGAAGGCACGAACTCCGTGCTGCCGTCGGGCGCCTCGTTCTTTTCCTTGGCCCCGAACTGCTCGGCGAATTTCTTGTCGCTGACGACGGCCGGAGTCGCCCCGGCGGCGCGCAGATCGGCGGCGAGCTTCTTTGCCAGTTCGTCGCTCAGCGTGATGACGGTCTGCCCTTCGCCGGCCGCCTCCGTTTTGGTGCGCGGAGCCGCGTCGAGCTCGCCCGCGAGCTTGTTCAGTAAGTTTTTGTCCATAAAAAATTCCTCGATTTTAATTGCGCTAACTGACGGTCAGCCTGGTGGTCGAAGACCAGGAGCGCTTGCCGTGCTGCATGGCGTTTGCCGTCAGATAATCCGTCTTGTTCCCCAACTCCTCCACCGCCCGCCGGATGTCTTCCGCGGTCAGTCCTTGCCCGCGCGGCGCGCCTGGCGCGGCTTTCGAATCGGGCTTCCGCTCTTCGGTGCCTGCAGGCTGCTCCATGCCGCGGTCGGTGGTGTTACGCGGATCACAGTCGAGAATGATTTCCAGCTTGTCGAGCTTCGCGTTGATGCTGGCGATCTGCTGAAGCTGCTGGTCCGGGTCGTATCCGTGCTGGGCGATCACCTCAAAGAGCGTCACCGCGCCCATGCGGATCTTCTTCAAGTCCGACATGGTGTCCTTCAGCGGATCCACGCTTTCAAACTTCGGCGCCGTCCACAGCGTCGAGTAAAGATTTAGCTTCGGGTCGGTCATCGCCGACGCCGGAAGCTTGCCCTGCAGGGCGAGAACGTCGATGAACTTGCGGCGCACGGGCGCGCAGAACATCGGGACCAGCGTCAGCCAGCGGTAGCCTTCGATCGTCTGCCGGTAGCTGAGCATGCCGGCGCGATAGGACGAATAGTTGACCTGCGACATGTCGCCGGTCATCAGCTCGTAGGGCGTGTTGATGCCGGCCGCGGCGCGCTGCAGCTCCGTGCGGCAGAATTCGCCATAGCCGCCGGTCGCCATGGGATTGTTAAACTTCACGTCCTCGCCGGGCTTGAGGTATTCGATCATGCCGGGCTCGAAAGACTCGACCTGCTGCTTCATCAAGGGATCGGGGCCCTTGATCCCCATCGGCGTTCCGCCAATGCCCTCGGGCTGCGTGACGAATGCGGCGATGCAGGCCTCGATCTTTTTGCGGACGCCCTCCGCATCGCGATAGTCGTCGAGATCGCGGAACGGCATCATCGACGGCGCCATCCACGGCACCCCGCGCACCTGGCCAGGCCGCAGCACACGGTAGATGTGCATGATCTGCGACGCCGGCACGGGCTGGCTGATGATGCCTCCGCGCGGATTGAGGATCAGCACGCCGCCAGGGTGATAGCTGAACAGCCAGTACGCCTCGCGGCGGCCGAGAAGATCGAACTGCACGCCCTGCATGACGTGACCGTTGAGGAGGCCCATGGTGCGTGTCTGGTCCAAAAAGTCCGCTTCCAGGAGCTGGAGCTGCAGAGGGACGCGCAAATTGTCCTGCGGCAGACGCGGCCGGTAGCGGATCAGGCCCTCGCCGCTCTCGGCCGTGGAGCGCATCATCAGCGCCTGCATGCCGTAGAAATCGAGCCGCTGCGGCGTATCGCACTGCTCGACGAAGTAGGGCCATTCGTTATTGATGACCTTGTCGATGGCGGCATTGCCGGTGCTCGCCGTCGGGACGATGCCGGTGCCCACCGAGTTTCCGACCAGCTCCTCCAGCGCCTTCGAAGCGTGGGGATTGTTGCGCACCAGGTCGCGCGAGCGATCGCGGAGCCAGATGAGCGCGCCCATCAGCTCGACGTTGGCGTCGCTCGATGGTGCGTACCATCCGTGAACGCGGCGGCCAGCTGAAGCGCCGGCATAACTGAAGTTTTCGCGCTCGCCCTTTTTCGCGACCAGCTTCTCCGCGTATTCGAGAGCCACACGCGAACGGAGCCTGCGCAGAGCTACGCCAGGGGCGACGGCCCCGATCGCACGCTCGATAAAGTTCATTTACTTCTTTTTGGGAACGAAGACTTCTTTGGCTGGGCCGGTGGCGATCACCTCGGGCTTCGGACGCTTGAGTATGAAGCGGTGGCCGTCGGTCGAGGACAGCTCCCATCCCTGCGCGCCGAGCTCGTTCAGCTCTTCTTCGGAAGGCGAGCCCACGACCTTGTATTCGAATTTCACCATCTGAAGTCCCTCGGCCCTCCGGGGCCGTCTCCGCGTTTCGTCTGTCCGAATGAACACCGCACTTCCGACTGGCCACCCATCTGGTTGAGCCACTCCTCGCCCATGGCGATAGCCGCCTTGAGCGCTTGCGTGCTCTGAAATTCCTGCGACTTGCCGTCCGAGAAAGTAACCTTGAGCACGCCGGACAGCGCAGCCAGGCGCAACGCATCCAGATTGCCGAGAACCTGCGCCTGCGTGAGGTTTGTTTGGAAGCTCATTATCTAAACCAGTTGCGTTTCGGGATCCATGTCTCGCGCTGCTGCATCTGCTGGGGCGCCGGAGCGGAGGGGGTCGGCTCAGGCTCGATCGGCTTGAGCGCCTCTTCGAACTTCGCCCACGTTTCCTCGGGCATGCGGTCAATACCGAAGATCGCCGCGGCACCGCGGTTGTAGACCTTCAGGTCGAGAGGCTCGTTGCGGACGTTGGGCTGCTTTTCCCAAACGACGCCGCTTTCTTTGCTGATGCGCTTTTCAGAGCACAGGCCGTCGAAGTACGATTTGTCGTACATCGGGAAGTGGTAGCACTGGGGCGAGGCGGCACCGTCCGCACGCGGCCGGACGTGACGCAGGACGTCGTATATTTCCTGTTTCGCGGCGTGCGTGCCGATCACTACGATGCGCACATTCTGGCGCTTGCGCGCCGCGTCTTCCTTCGAGACGGAGGAGATGACGCGCAGCTCGTCGTCGTTGCCCTTCACCGGTACGACGGTCCGCGGGGCTACGATCCCGCGCAGGCCGGCGGCGCTATAAGACGGCTGCGGATGCCTCAACGCGAAATCGTAAACAGGCTTCGGCCGACTGCCGGTATCGATGGCCATCACCATGATCGGCACGGTTTGCCCGCTCGCGTGTTGATAATCGCGCTGCAGGACCTCGGCGTTCAGCTTGTCCCACAGTTCGACGGCCGTGACGGGAAGAGGCTCCAGCTTCTCGCCGTTCTGAACGAAGGCCTGGATGGACCGGTAGTCGACGGACCAGCTTTCGCGATCGCGGCCCCAGGCGACGACTTCCACCTCCAGGCGGGGCGGATTTTCCTGGACGTCGACCGCGGCGGTCAGAAAGAGTCCGCGCTGCGGGACGACGGCTTTGTCGCCGAAGGGATAGGCCTCGCGCCTGGCGAACAGGAGCTCCGCCTCCGGCGTTTCGCCTTCTTCCTCCCACAGCTCGGCGAGCGTTGTGTTGACGAAGACCTGGTAACGTTGCCGGTCATTCTTTCGTTCGAGGAAGTCGGCCACCATCTCCTCCAGCGTTTTCCATGGGGAATAGAGGTGAGAGATCCAGAATCCGGCAGTGCCGACGAAGGGGCGCTCGGCGCGCCATTCGACATGCTCGCAGGCTCTCCAGCGCTTCACATCGTTCCACAGATCCCCGCAATGCAGGCACTGGTAGCGCGGCTCGGGCTCGAACTTGACCTGGCTCCAACGGAGAATCTGATACTGCCCGCACACGCCGCACGGCACCCAGGGCTTTCGCTGGTCGCTGTCAGCGTAGGCCTTCCCTATCCGGCTGCGCCCCGCGACGGTCGGCGAAGAGACCAATACCTTCTTCTTCCGCGATCCGAACGTCGCGAGCCGAGCGGAGGCCAGATCTACTGGATCTCCCTCGCCGCTTGCGCTCTGAGGATAGCCGTCGACCTCGTCGCAGAGAAGATCGGCGACGGCCCGGCGTTTGAGATTCCCGGCCGCCGTGGCTCCGGCGATCGCCAATCTTCCTCCAGGGAAGGTCTTTGCCAAGATGGTATTAGAGCTGTCTCGACTCTTCGATTCGGTGACCCTGCTTCTGAGGCATTCGCAATCGCGGACCATCGTCCCGATCCGTTCCTTGGAAAATTCCTCGGCATCCGTGTTCGTCGGCTGGAGGACGAGAATCGGCCCCGGCTTTCTGACGATTACATAGGCGACGATAGCCTGGATGATCAGAGTCTTAAGCATTTGTGTCGAGCACATCAGCACCAGAATCCCGACACTTGGGTCGGTATATGCATCCATCGGTTCCCGTTGGTAGGCATAGAGTTTAAGCGGTCCACTTTTGGCCCCCCCGGAGAGGACCATATTTTGCTCCGCCCATGCAGACAGGGGCAACACTTCGGGCGGCATCCACAGCCGCGACCAATCAGCCGTATTCAGCAAGTTCACCCAGGCTCCGATGGATCTCTGCCACCAGCAACTCTTCGCACCGCACCGGATCGTCTTCCTGCGCGAGCTTGTCGCGCAGCTCCGGCGGAATCCGGAGCAGGATGTCGCGGGCCCTTATGATCATCCCGGCGGCCCATGCGTTGATCTCAACGATCGGGGCCAACTCTCCGCGCTGCCGTGCGAGGTTGAGCTTCTCCTTCTCGACGCGGATCCACTCCTTGACCCTCACGGCCTCGCTATAGCTCGTGCCCGATTCTGGCTCGCTTGCGACTTCCTGCCGGACGTCGGCCGCTGGAAACGCCGCCGATTTGGTCTGCTGGCTTCGCGCGGCCCTCTGCTTCCCAGGATGGCTTTTCAGCTCTATCGCGCGCCGACACTCGTCGACGTCGAATGTTCCGTCGGCGAGTTTATGGACTCGTCCGTTCTTGAAGGCCTTCAGCAGCGCGACATGGGAGATTTTCAGCTCCTTCGCGGCAGCCCTAAGCCCTAAGCCCACTCGACTGGTAACCTGGTAACCCGTTTTTTGGGGCCAAAACTGGCCGAATCCCGAAGCAAAGCCACCTGCGGCCCCGGGCACCCCCAGGAAGGACCCGAGAAAACCCGCACCCTATTGCACCCCCGTGAAAATCAACACCGGTCGCATCGCGCCCATCCCGGCGACGCGAATCTCGCGCGGAGAGAAACCCGCCCGCATGCAGTTGTAGATATTCTGCGCCGTATAATTCACCGGATTCGACCCGTTCCAGCGATTGAATAGCTGCGTAAACAGGTTCGTCGTCGTGCCCGCGCCCCCCAGATATGCATCGCACGTCGCCCACGTTCGCGACGGATTGACGAACTTCGGATCGAGCGCCACATCGCCATAGATCTGCGACGGGTGGACAGTCGTTCCGTTGTCGAAATGGCTCGTCCCGCCGCTGCCTTTCTCGTAATAAGCCGAAACTGCGGTCGCGAAGACATCATTTTGATAGACGCCCACTCCGCTTGGCCCCGTCGTCGCCCAGACGTTGGTCGAAGCGTTTTCGCAAACGCCGTGATTCTGGCCATAGAACACGCTGTTGAACACCGCGGTGTTGGTGACATAGCCGCCGCTGCGTTCACCCGCGACCATCCCACACACGCTGTCTCCTGCGGTTTGAGTCCCGTTGCCGACCGCCGTGTAGTTCTGCATTGTCAGCCCCACCGCGCCCGGACTGGCAGGGCCGATGTAGTAGAACATGATGCTTCCATTGTTGGCTGTCGGCATCGAGACAATGTCGTTCGTGCTCGTGATATTGATCGTCGTGTACGGGAAGAAACAGCCCTGAACCGTCACCGTCCCCGAATAGATGCACAGGTTGCCGATCAGATCGAC